CCTGCGGCGACCCCAGCCATTAAAGGCTAGCTCCTGAGAACACTACCCGTGAAAATCCTTGAATTGGATTCCCACAGGTTGCAGACTCATCCACTCCTTTTCGAATCGCGAGTAAGGAGACAACTCGCTTGACGTCCCATCGCCAGTGGTCAGCTTTTTAAGGAGCTGATCCCACCCACACATTGTGGCTTTCTTTCTCACGAAAGTAAGCTTCCAACTGTAGTGTTCTACGCGATGGTATTCTCGCTCCCAGCGTACTGGATGTGGGGTGTGCCACTGGTTGAACCGGCTTTTTCGGCCGAGATAACCAGAGGGTGCAGCTAGTGGGGAGGTGGGCAGCTTGCCCGACTCCTTCTCTAGCTTTCTCCACAACCATTCTGCTGTGTGCAAGTAGCCACGCTGATAAAATAGCGAGGCCAACTCGCAGTATGCGAGGAATGTAACGGCGTCTAGGTGCTGAGGCCATGGTTTCCTCCATCGGACCGGTGCGATATTGGTGCCTTTAAAAGCATCAAAACCACAGGATTCCCGAAAGGGCCCATGTACAAAACACTTGTCCCGGTTGAACATTAGTCCAAACCGGGGGAAAGTGTCGAGGACGCTGTCCGTATAGCGGGTGTCGATGATTAAGTCGTCACCATATACGTACACGGCTTCGGCTGCCTCCCACCATTGCAGCCCATGCACATGCATGATAGCTGCAACAGCGAGCGCATAGTGAACTATGCTCTCGATCGAGAAGCAGATCGCTGACCCCATAGGTGCAAATTTATGGAGGTCAATGACCCGATTATCGGGTAACTTAGTCGCGTCCGATCGAGCTGCGAACAGATACTCCCGTAATTTTGGAGTACTAGCGAACAGCTCGTGAACAAGCGAACAAGAGACCCTATCTGAGGCTTCCTTCATGTCGAGGGTAGCCCAGAGTCCATTCCAAGACCCGATCATAGCTAGATCGCGGTTGATGGTTTGGTCGGCGAAGTTTACACGTCGCCTGGTAAACGGATGAGACTCAAGACGTGCACGAAGTGCACGGTCAAGCCCCTGTTGGATATACTGGTACTCGAGTGGTTCCGCGCTGATAAGGCGCGGCCCCCGAGAGTCTTTGGGAACAAGGGTCACTTTTGCGACACCTCGCTCCTCCACTCGTAACGAGCGGTACCAGCTCCTCCGGTCGAACAACGCCCTCCTCTGCTTATCGTGTACTAAGAAGTACTCGTAATAAGGGAAGGCTTGGTGCAGCTTCAAGTATTTTCTCTTGAAGCGCCACTTGTCCATACTACCCGGACGTTCACCGGTTGCAACGGAACCCGGACCATGTCGGGGCGTTATCTCCCTGGGATTGAAACTATCGGCAACAAAACCGACGGTCTCTCTTTCAGGAAATACGTCTGCTACAACGGTCCGCGCAAGCTGGAGCACAGGATCCTGGGGATTTATGATGAGGGATTTCAAATCCTCTTCCGTTTTAAGGAAGTCATCAATTACCTTCTGATCCCGTTCCCTTCCACAGGGAACGCCCAACTTGTACCCTAACCCGGAAAGCTGCAGTACCTCTGTGATAGAGGCACACGAAGCATCCGGAAGTAGGGCGCCGTCCTTGGCATAGATTTCCTTCAGCAAACCCGAAAATAATCTCGGGAGAGCCGTACCTCGCTCCTGTTTAAAACCAGGAGGAGAGGCGAATCCTCCAGTCCGAAAGGACTGGATGACCGCCTTAGCGAGGGTAGGAAGTGCAATCGTGCAGAACTGAAGGCCCTCTTCACTCAGGCGATGCCTGATTGTGGAAAGGTCCCGGTTCAGAGAGGACTGCAATACCGGAGGACGACCCGCTGCTATATCGCGAATCAGCACCCCGTAAATCGATCCCGCAAGCGGAACCTGGCTATTCTGACAGCCATGGATCTTATCCATGTATATGTCTCCTGGCCATGTTCACGCCGCAACTTCCAGAGGCTATCCCCGAGCTAAAGCTCGGAGTTCAGCACCTGTCCTGTGAAAGCGTTTGCAGCAGTGGCACCTGTGGCGAGCAGGAGCAACATGGTTTTTACACCATCGTTGAGCTCCGTCCCGCCTATAGATGCCATAGGGTGTGCGATGGTGAAGTTAACCGTCGCTCGCAAATCATTGCGATAATACCCTAAATCGGGGTCGTTGAAAGGAATACTCAACGACACCAAATGCCGCACCGTCCCCTTCGTGGCCGTCAAGCTTGGAGTTTCGTGCTTAACGGTTAGCATGATGGGGGCGTTGCTACCCACGCTGGTCGTCGATTTATAGACGGCCCCGCGGTCAGGATCATCAAAAAGCTTCGTAAAAACGTAGCCATTGATTGTGAAGGTTGCGGCAAGAGACATGTGATCGACTTTCTTTTGTAGATTGTTACTTCCGATTCTTGCTGGGCAAGGCACGCTTGCTGCGAGGAGGGGACGGTCGGTTCCACCAAGCCTTTGGGCTGGTAAACCACTTAACCATCTTCCTCTTTGGTAGCAATTGTGACCCTAGCAAAAGCGAAAGCACCAGCTTCCTAATGGAGAGGTCCTCTAAGTGCTTACGCACGAGGTCCTTCTCCAGAGGTACGCCAACCCAGCGCTGATAAAACTCCTCGCGGAATTTACCGATAGGCACATGAGGAACGGTATTGTAACCGTTCCCTAGTGACGTCGGGAAACCATGAGAATAAAGCACTGAATCTAGCTCACGAATCCATTTAATTGAAGTCGTGGTGCTAATTACTCGATTGTGTACGAACGCAAGCCGAGCCAAATCAAGTTTATTGAGAAGGCCCGACACGTTGTATACCCAATCTGCGCAAAAAGAATAAGGTATCCAGTTCCAACCAACCTTAATTGGGTTGGTGACACCGAACACCTTAGCAGCTGTGAAGGCTGCCAGTGCCACAGGGTCCCAGTCGCTAAAATCATAAGCGACTTTAGAGACCATAACGGCACGGATCTCATTGCGGGACGGGCTTAAATAAACACCCGTTCCAGTGGTTGGAGGCGATCCAAAATCAAGCTCCTGGTCGACAACAACATTCCGCGTCGTAGTTATACGAATCGGTTTGCTATTGGCGTCCCGCAGAGACTCATAGGTCCTTGACATGTTTGCCAAGCCTTGAGCCAAACTCTTGAGGTCGGAGAAGAACGGCTTTACGCCGAACTCCCATGCAAGAGCCGGAGATTCGAACTTCTTCGGATCGGTGAACACTTCAGAAAGTGAATTCGCCGCCCGCTTAAGATCGGTTATCTCGAGCAAGAAATTGGCTAGGGACATCTTCGCAGAGCCCCCCACGGCAACCCTCATGAAATGATCATCAAAAAGGTTGCCGAGTTGACCATAGCCAGTCGCCATTTCAGGTGTAAGGCCTTCGGGGAGCGATGATATGCTCGCCGTTATGGGGCGTGTTAGCCTCCATTCGACCCTTTTCACCAGCTGCGTGCTACCATAGTCCTCCGTATACGGAGTTAGGTTGACACCAGACTGTGGGTAGGATACATCAACTACCCACTTCTTGTTGTGGATGCATGGATGGTTATTTCCATATCTTCCACCTGTAGAGTCAAAAATCGACCCTATAGAACCTTCATACCCTCCAAGTACGGCCGGCATAACTTCCCAATGGTCGTTATCCGGATCGCCTAGATAGGTAGAAGAAGTCAAAACTGAGTCATGGTACCAGTCGTCTCTTTGACGAATCTGGAGCCAAGTCCCAGCCAAGGTGGGCGTAATAGCCCCCCTTTCGCGATGTCGCATGCAGTCATCCTCCAGAGGGACCCCTGAGG